TCAAATAACCCAGGATTGGGTATTCCAAGTGGTTATATTGATTACGACGATGGCACATTTGAACCAGACACAAGACCTGGATATGCAGCTCGTAAAACTCCAATTACTAGGAAAATGGACAAAGACAATCGTACAGGTAATCGAAATTACGGTACTGGATTAGATGCAAAAGGCAATCCTTATGAAGATGCAGCATCTTTTTTAACAAATGTAGGTAGAAAAGCCAGCGAAGTGCTAGGATTAGGCGGAAGAGCGAAAACGCAGCCGCAACCAATATCCCCACAGCCGCCGTTACCAGTCCCATCGATGCCTGAGAAACCATCTAAAATGGACAGAGATGCAGAAGCAGGTAATAGAGGATATGGCAGCGGCAAAGACCATCAAGGATATCCTTGGGATAGAGCTCGTACAGCCCAGCCTGGTAGAGGAAATACAGCTCTGCCTAGTAGAGGAAGTAGATCTAATTAAATGCTAATTAATGAAGTTATAAGCGAGAGTCAAGACGAAGTGTTAAATTCCCTAGAAGAGTTAATTACTAGGGCAAAAGCCAATGGCAAAAGTAAAATTAATACTAATATGGTTCTTGCTAAACTTCATGCAATGGGTTATAGTATCGACATAGCTAGTTTACTAGACCTGTTAAGATCTATTACAAGTGTAGGCTCTGCAAATAAAAAAGACATTACTTTGGATATAGCAATACCCCGTTCCAATGCTGATCCAGACGATGACACAGTAAGTAAGATGGCCTCGAAACAACTAACCAAGGATAAGAAACTATGACATACTACATTAACAAGACTCAGGCTAGGACTATAGCAAGAGCAGATCTCACAATATATGACGAAGTTAATGCTATTATGAGACAAGTTATTGTAGATGCTGGCAATGGGTTGTACGAAACTACAATTGCAGATGGCACTGTAATGACAGAAAGTACACCTGATATAGTTGTTACAGGTACTATTAGTAATCCTGTTATAGTAGGTACTCCAACACTTATTCTTGCAGGCACTACAATTGTATTAGGAACAAGTGGCACTAACCTTAATGCTATTATAGCTGACATTAATGACGCTGCAATCACTGGGTTAGTTGCTAGTAAAAATGCTAGTGATCAACTAGTGTTAACTTATACTCCAACAGCACTTAGTTGGAATTTTATTATTGGCCCAGGCACTGCAAACGTTGCAGTTGGTATTACTACTAGTACTGTTGCTGCAACAAATCCAGACAGTGTAACATATTTTAACGTTTGGCAAGGACTTGCAAATGACAGACCTAAAACAGATCAAATGAATCAAGTAATATTTTATTTTGAGAATTTAGGATATAGTATTACACGTCTAGTCAATACACAAACATCTAAAACTTTTAAATGGGTAATTAGTTATTGACAAGTAAGACTTCTTAGTGTATGCTATCTTAGCAGACAATTAAGAGGAGTACGTTTATGCCTGTACTAATGCCAATTTCACAGGAAATTTCACTCACACCTCAGGAGCAATTTGACCTTATTGCTCGTTATCCGGATGAGGATCCGGAATTATCCTACGATTGCTATGCGCCAAAAGAGTATAACGTTCCTTGGGGATTTTCTTCCTGTGCTAAACCAGATCGCACAATAAACGTGCTACGTTATTGTCGTAAACATTGGAAACAGGATTATGGAATCGATGTTCCTATTAACAAAATTGAACTTGTGTGTACCGGATTTTGGCATGTTTGGGGAGAAATTTGGCAGTGTTACAGTGAGGATCCCTGGGAAGAAGATCCAGATATAGTTTACTACAACAACACACCGGAGTTTCCACTTCCTGCACATACATTACGTGACCATGTGCAAAACAATCCAAAACAATTTGCACCTTATGTACTTGACAAGGAATACACGGGTATGCTATAGTAATTATATGTTAAATATCACTTCACCCTACCCGTATAAAGAATTCAAACGCAAAAGTGTAAATGGCAAACGCCTATACGAAAATCCGTATGGCGATCCGGTGCCAAGTGTCACTACTATCTTGGACAAAACAAAGCCACGTGAAAAGCGTGAAGCACTACAACGTTGGAAAAAACGTGTAGGGGAAGAACAAGCACAAAAAATTGTAACCGAAGCTGCTAATGTTGGCACGATTATGCACAACATACTAGAGCATTGGGTAAAGAACGAAGAATACACAGGAGAAACCATACTGCAAGCCAAGATGATGGCAGACACAGTAAAGCAAAACATAGAACAAGACTTGGATGAAGTGTGGGGTAGCGAAGTTAATCTTTGTTATCCACAATTGTATGCAGGTACAACTGATTTAGTTGGTGTATACAAAGGCGAACCGCACATCATGGACTTCAAACAAACCAACAAGCCTAAAAAGCGTGAATGGATTGATGATTACTTTATGCAAGCCGCAGCTTATGGCATGGCACACAATGAAGTGTTTGACACAAAAATTGAACGTGCTGCTATCTTTATGTGTAGCAGAGATCTAGAATGGCAACTGTTTGAAGTTGGCCCAGAAGAATTTGAAATGTGGACAGAAAAGTGGGCTCAGAGAGTCGCAGAGTTCTACAACTTGTCATAAATACTGTATCAGGAGCACGAAATGGCAGATACAAGAATTAGTAAAATACAAGTAAGGCAAGGTAACTTTTCAGACTTGCCTGTTTTAGATCCAGGCGAATTTGGATACGCTAAAGACGTAAGACGTTTGTTTATTGGCAACGATACTGTAAACGTTGGCACAGGCAATGGTGCGCTTACACAATTTACAGTGCCTATTGCATTAAGCGAACCTAATATTTTAACTGTCTTTGTGGACGGTGTTGCAGTAAATGCTGCTGACTATAGTATCTCCGGTACTACACTTACATTTAGTTCTGCTCCTACAGGTGTAATTACTGTTGGCTTTAATAGTGAGATTGAAATTGATAGAGATATAACATTACCTGCACAAGTTCAATTGGCAGCTAATGCAGTCAACAGTGACACAGGATTTCAAATCGATACTACACTGTACAATGCAATTGTTATGGACTATACATTACAAAGCACAAATGGTGTTCGTATTGGTCAAATTAGATTTGCTACAGATACTAGTGCAAGTACAACTACTATCGATGATCAGTACACAGAAACAGGTGTGGTAAATGTAACGTTTAGTGTTGATATTGGAACACCTAATACTATGAAACTACAATACACAGACTACGACAATCTTATCAGTAAATTTAAATATACGTATCAAACTTGGAACACCAATTAAACAATACAGCTTGGTTTGAATCTCCTCACAATCGTTTAAAACGATGGAGAGAGTTTAGACAAAGTTTAAATGTAAACAATACATATGAAGTATGCGACACAGTAGTTAAATGGTGGAGTACTGCTCCTACTGTAAGCATTAGCATCGATCCCGTGGATAGTACTAGTTGGCCTACTCCTTGGGAAATGCTATACTCTGGAGATTTTTGCGATGATAGCAAAGCTCTAGGCATGGCTTATACAATTTTTTATACTAATAACAATATCAATATTGATATGTTATATCTAATAGATGAACAGAGAAGTATTCAAAAACTTTGTGCGTTAGTTGACCATAAGTACCTGCTTAACTACGAACTCAACGTTATAAGTACTAAACCAAAGCCAGGTATTACTATCATCTATGATGTTAACATAAAAGATGTCGTTAAACGTAGATAATTTAATTTTAAAATAAGTACAAAAAAGAGAGGATCACTAGCATGACTGAAATTCAGGTTACAAAACGCAATGGTACAAAAGAACCAATTGATTTAGAAAAATTACACAAAGTAGTGTTTTATGCAACGGAGGGTATCAAAGGCGTTAGTGCTAGTGAAGTTGAAATCAAAAGTAGTTTGCAATTATTCAATGGTATCAAAAGTAGTGAAATTCAAGAAACACTTATTAAAAGTGCTGCTGATTTGATTACAGAAGAAACTCCAAACTACCAGTGGGTTGCAGGAAGATTAATTGTCTATCACCTTCGTAAAATGGTGTATGGACAGTATGAGCCTTGGTCATTGATTGAAGTTATTAAAAAGAATGTAAGCGAAGGTTTTTACGATCAAGACTTGTTAAATAAGTACAGCGAAGTAGAGTGGGAAGAACTTAACGATTATATCCGTCACGATAGAGATGAAAATTTTACATATGCTGCTATGGAACAATTCCGCGGCAAGTATCTTGTACAAAATCGTGTAACTGGAGAAATTAAAGAAACTCCTCAAGTAGCTTATATGTTAATTTCAGCTACACTATTTGCAGAATATCCTAAAGCTACAAGATTGCGTTGGGTGAAAGATTATTATGATGCTGTTAGTACTTTTGACATTAGTTTACCTACTCCTGTTATGGCAGGTGTTCGTACCCCACAAAGACAATTCTCAAGTTGCGTTCTTATTGAAACAGACGACTCGCTTGATAGTATTAACGCCACTACTAGTAGTATTGTCAAGTATGTTTCTCAAAAAGCAGGCATTGGCATCGGAGCAGGAAGCATACGTGCTCTTGGCTCCCCCATCCGTAAAGGTGACGCTTATCATACCGGAGTCATCCCCTTTTACAAAATGTTTCAATCCGCTACAAGAAGCTGTAGTCAAGGCGGCGTGCGAAACGGAGCCGCTACATTGTATTATCCTATCTGGCATCTTGAAGTCGAGGATTTGCTCGTGCTTAAAAACAATAAAGGAACAGACGACAACCGAGTACGACACATGGACTACGGAGTTCAGTTCAATAAATTGTTCTACGAGCGACTCATTAGCAACGGACAAATAACATTATTCAGTCCAAGTGATGTACCAGGACTTTATGAAGCGTTTTTCTCAGATCAAGATAAATTCCGTGAACTTTATGAAACAGCAGAACGTAATACTCGTTTGCGTAAAAAAGTTGTCGGTGCAACAGAATTGTTTAGTGCATTTATGGAAGAACGCAAAAATACTGGACGCATTTACTTAATGAATGTAGACAATGCTAATAATCATGGAGCATTTAAACCAGAAGTTGCGCCTATTAAACAAAGTAACTTGTGTTGCGAAATCAACCTTCCTACAAAGCCATTAAATGACTTCAATGACGAAGCTGGCGAAATTGCACTATGTACATTAAGTGCTATTAACTGGGGAAATATAAAAACACCAAAAGACTTTGCAAAACCATGCGAACTTGCTGTTCGTGGTTTAGATGCACTATTAAGCTATCAAAGTTATCCTGTCAAAGCGGCGTATAACGCCACAATGGGCAGACGTCCTCTTGGCGTTGGTATTATTAACTTAGCATACTGGATGGCACGTAATGGCATGACATATAGTGATCCAGACTTGAATAAAATTGACGAGTTTGCGGAAGCGTGGAGTTACTATCTAATCAAAGCAAGTGCAGATTTGGCATCCGAACAAGGTGCATGTTTGTGGAATGATCAAACAAGATACAGCGACGGTATTACACCAAATCAAACTTATAAGCAAGATGTAGACGAGTTAACTCCAAATCAAGAGCGCATGCCATGGAATGAATTGCGTAAGCAATTGCGTGAGACTGGTATTCGAAATAGTACACTTATGGCACTAATGCCAGCAGAAACAAGTGCGCAAATTTCAAACGCTACAAATGGCATTGAACCACCTCGTAGTTTAGTAAGTGTTAAACAATCAAAACACGGTGTACTAAAACAAGTTGTACCTGGTATCCATCATCTTAAAAACAAATATGAACTATTATGGGATCAGCGTAGTCCAGAAGGTTATATGAAGATTATGGCTGTGTTGCAAAAGTATATCGACCAAGGCATCAGTGTAAACACTAGTTATAATCCTGTGTTTTATGAAGATGAAAAAATTAGCATGAGTGAAATGTTAAGACACTTAATGATCTTCTACAAATATGGCGGTAAGCAATTGTATTACTTTAACACATATGACGGTCAAGGCGAAATAGATGTTGACAAATTTGCACAATCAGATACAATAGAAATCACAGACGAATATGAATTAGGCGAAGAAGAAGCCTGCGATAGTTGCACAATTTAAGGAAAAGTAATGGCAGTTTTAAATAAGAACCAAAGGAACAAGCACCTTGATAGTCTAATGTTTTTAGATCCCAATGGAGGTGTTGACATTCAGCGTTACGATACACTGAAGTACAAACAATTTGACAAATTAACAGATAAACAACTAGGCTTTTTCTGGCGTCCAGAAGAAGTTGATGTTTTGCGTGATGCCGCAGACTTTAAAAATCTAACAGAACATGAAAAACATATCTTTACTAGTAATCTAAAACGTCAGATCTTACTTGACAGTGTACAAGGTCGTGCACCAGCTGATGCATTTAATCCATTGGTAAGTATTCCTGAACTTGAAAATTGGGTAACAACTTGGACATTTAACGAAACTATTCATAGTCGTAGTTATACACACATTATTCGTAATGTGTACAGTAATCCAAGTATCATCTTTGATGAAATGATGGACATTCAAGAAATTGTAGACTGTGCAGAAGACATTAGTAAGAACTACGATGACTTAATCGAAATGGGTATGTGGTACAACCTATTAGGCGAAGGAACTCATACTGTTAATGGTAAAAAGATTACAGTCGATCTTTATCAACTTAAAAAGTTGATTTGGAAAGCAATGATGAGTGTTAATATTTTAGAAGGAGTGCGTTTTTATGTTTCATTCGCATGTAGTTGGGCATTTGCTGAACTTAAAAAAATGGAAGGCAACGCCAAAATCATCAAACTTATCTGTCGTGACGAAAATGTACACTTGGGTAGTACGCAAACTTTGTTAAAACTTATGCCAAAAGACGACCCGGACTTTGCTAAAATTGCTAAAGAAACTGAAGCTGAAATGGTACAGTTGTTTGTTGATGCCGTTGACCAAGAAAAAGCATGGGCAGAATATTTGTTTAAAGACGGATCAATGATTGGATTAAACACACAACTACTCAATGAATATGTAGAGTGGACTGCTAACAAGCGTATGACCGCAGTAGGATTACCAAGTCCATACAAGGGCGGGAGCAACCCGCTACCGTGGACACAAAAGTGGATCGCAGGTGCAGAAGTACAAGTTGCTCCACAAGAAACAGAAATTTCAAGTTATGTCATTGGTGGTGTTAAGCAAGATGTTAACGGTAGCACATTCTCGGACATGAAACTATGATTACATTATACAGTAAACCATTGTGTCCGTACTGTGAAATGGCAAAACAATACTTGAAAAAACACGAAATTGAATACGAAGAAATTAGAGTGGATACCAATCCTGAAGCTCGTGAGTTTTTACTAAGTGAGGGGCATAAAACTATGCCCCAACTTTATCACAATGGAAAACTACTAGTAGCCGGCGGCGGGCAAGCACTTGTACGTATGAATCCAGAAAAAGTAAAAGAACTCATAGGAGAAGTTATAGATGTTAGTGATTTCAAATTATAAAAAAGGCGACCCTGTTACTGTTAAACTGAGTACAGGAGAAGAACTAGTTGCTAGGTTCGATGCAGATGTGGGCGGCGAATTAAAAGTAGTTAAGCCAACAGTACTAACACTTAATCCGTCAAACGGACAAGCAATGCTTATTCCTTGGCTAATGAGCATCGATGCACATGATAGTAGCCCTGTAGTGATTAACAAGAATCTTGTAGTAGCAATTTCTCGTCCTATTAAAGCACTAGCAGATAATTACATGCAAAACACAAGTGGAATTACACCTGCAAGTAGCTTACCTTTAGGTGAGAGTCTAAAACTCTAATAAATACTTGCATGGCAAGATATGTACACAGACAATTTGATAGTAGAGATTGCGGTGCTGGAACAATAACTCAATGTTCCAACGTTAGAGTTAATGGCAGATTTATTAGCATAGACGGTGACACAAACTCACACGGCGCTGGATCATTGATAGCTACTGATACAGTAGGAAAAGTTAGAGCAAACGCAATTCCTGTAATTTTACAAAGTGATCCAGCAAAGCCAGATAAACTTTGCCCTGGAGATAGTCATTGTAATCCAAAAGCTAGACAAGCAAGCCCTAATGTTAGAGCAGGAAACGGTTCATGAGTTTTAGAGATTTTAAAGCTGGTTTACAAAATGTAAACGATTACTTAGATGCACGACATCATATTAGTGGAACTGCTAGTTCAGGTACAGGCCCTGTTAGAATAGCGGCAAGTGCGCAGTATAGTTTTACACTTAGAGAGATACTATGTCAAACACTTAGTGGTAATGGCTTAAAAATGCCTAACTTACAAATTTGTTTGTATGCTAACATCAATGCATTGCTAGGTATTCCTAATCTTCAAGCAGAATTATACGATGCACTAAATCAGCTGCAAGGTTCTTTGCAGCAATTTATGGATCATACAAAGTTTGACGAAGTGCTAGGTCGACTAAACGGAGTGCTTGCAGAAGCACAACAGGTAGCTAACTTGATTAATTTCTGTGCGCAACCTGTAGATCCTATTGCAATTCCCAATATGTTAGAACGTGCATTTGGTAGCTTCTTAGGCGCAGGTAAATCGATAGTAGATGACATTGGAAGTATTTTTCCAGATCAAGTATGTGCGTGTTTAGGCACCGGTGGGTTTAATGCTAACGTGTTCAACGGCGGCGTGTTAGGTCGTATTGCAAATAATATCGGAGCAATTACAAGTGGTAGTTTACTACAAAGCGAACTTGATGCAATTAAAAATGATATCATTGGCATTGGCGACAGAATTACAAATCTTATTAACTTTGAAAACAACATTAGCGGTGCATATTCACTTGGGGGTAGTCAATTCGGAACGCCTGACAGTGGGTGCAATGGCGAAATAGGTGTACTACATAATCCAAATACCGGTGGTGTTTCAGGTAATGCAAGACTTGCATCTCAGTTAAAAGGTGTATACGATAACCTAGCAGATTACCCTGTACAATACAGCTATAATAGTTCATATGATTCTGATGGTAACAGAGTAATGGACGGCGATGTAATAGAATATCCTAATATTTTCCATTTGTTATTAGATGACGAAATGTTAAATCTATTAGATAACTTAGACAATCCGTTGCCTCCAGTTGATACACAAACGCCGGTATATGATTACTGTGGTAATATTATTGGATACACAACTACTCAACAACAATCAGAAGAACAGAAAAGTGAAGGGTCTGTCCCTACAGTACCAAACAGTCCAGGGTATGCAGCTGGCGGACTAGTAACAGATGTTGGCAATATTGCCGGCACTAACAGTACAGTGGGTAACACTACAGTTATTAACAACTTCGGAGGTAGCAGTAGTACACTTTATATTGTTAGCGGAGAAGTAAGCCAGCTAGCACTAAGTCCAAACACAGATGATATTGTTGTTAGAACTGATATCTTAACAATATTTGTTAGAAAAGATACAGCAACATTTAACACAGGTACAATGTTAGACTATGAGCAAGCTACAAGTACACTGTTTGAGTTTTTAAACAATCTAAATTTAGAATCAGGCGATGGCTTAATTGTTAAAGACAGTGGAGTTAGTAGAGCTCGTGCAGTTGAAGGCAAAGCAGGCGAAACACAAGTTGTTAACGGAGATGGTAAAGCTGGAAACATTAGAGTTGAACTAGCTGAAAACACACGTATTCCAGGAACTGCCGCAGTTAAAATTCCTGTTGGTAATACTGCACAACGTCCTAATACAGAAGTTGGTGAAATACGTTACAACAGCGATTCTAATAGAATAGAAGCATATTTTGGAGATACTAGTACTTGGAAAAACCTTGCAACACTTAATGATCTTTCAAGTAACACAGCAAGTGTATCAAACGTTGGAGCAGGTGCACAAGTATTTAAACAGCTAGCAGGAACTGTAAGTGAACTAAGAAGCATTACATCGATTGGTGGCATAACTGTTACTCAAAACACAGACGATATCCAAATTGGTGACCAAATAACTAGTAGCAATGTTGGCGGCGGCGTTGAAGTAT